AGAGTTTGGATCAAACAGTTCTCTGTTTTGAGAGATGAAGTTTTGAGCAATGTCTCTGATGCCAGGACTTTGATCCTTGCCTAGAACTTGCTCCTCTAGTGTAGTGTCTACACCTAGTTCTTTACGGCGAGCCTTGATGCTCTCAAGAATTTCTGATCTATCCGTTGGACCATCGGTGGGTTCTTCATAAGTCTCGGATATGGGCTGCGACTGTTGTGATTCTTCCAGTTGCTTTCTTTTGGCTTCTTCCCTCTCCCGCTTGCGCTGAAGCACTTCGGCTTCTTTTTCCCGCTTGCGGTCAAGACGATCTGATTCCTTTTGGGCTTGACGCTTGGCGGCTTCTTCTTGTTTTATTCTTTCGCGTTCTGCTTTCATATACAGAGACGCTTTATGGTCTTCTTCGTCCTTTATGATCTTTAGAAGACGCTTTTCTGCCCGTTCCAAATCCGCTTTTCTTGCTGCTATAAACTTGTCTCTGCCCTTTTTGGGAAGGAAAGTGCCGTCTGCCCGTCTACCCGTAGTCGCTTTTTGATACGCGTAATCAGCAAGATTAAAGTCCTCTTGCGCTTCAGCAATGAGTATTTGGTAATTGTAGGTGTCTCTAGCCATGCAGTGGTCCTTGTGTCATGGCAAATGGGTCACAACGGCTTTCGTTTGTTTGCCCGTTCCTTCTCTGCTTTCAAATAGTTAAGCAGCAAGGTTATGTAGACTTCTCGCTCCCAAGGAATGAGATTTTCTACCTCATCCAATGAGTAGTTGTGATGCTGCATCAGGTCGAAGTTTAGTTGGTAGTACGCCCCGAGTGTGTTATGACACAGGGCTAGTGAAAAAAATCGGTAACGCTCTTCAGTTCAATATGATTGGCTTCCCCGCACTGCGGACAAGTAAACTTGAACGAATACCGCAGTTCAGGAATAGTTTTGAAGTACTGGATCATTTTTTCAAACTGATCGGGCAACAGGTTCTCTACAAAGTCGGAAATCTCTTTGGGTTGTAGATCCTTTGCCTGCACCACCTCTTCACCAATCACGAACGAGTCCACGCACCGCTTGGTCATTTCAACCACCATTTCCACTTCAGATAAGTTGTAGTCCAAATCGTGCATGGACGGCATTCGCATGATTACCGTCATGTTTTCGTTCAGGGTAATTTCGGGAGGAACTGGGTCTTTTTCGGTCTTTGAAACGGTAATGTCGTCTAATCGAAGTTTGTATGACGCGCTCTGATTGCATTTGCCGCAGACCACTTGTGGCTTTACTTCCTCGCCCACGGACTTGCACCGAATTTGTAGGAACGCGTACTCCGTGTCTGCGGTGCAAATCTTCTTTGTGTCCAGTATGCCTTTGGTGCACGCAGACACTACGTTGCGGATGGAGTCGTTTATTTGATTTTGATTGCCCGACTGTAGTGCCATGAGGAGAACCTTTTCCTCCTTTACAACAAATGGGCGGTACTTTACGATCATGCCTGAAACAGGCAGGGTCATTGTGTATTCAGGTAATGCGGCAACGGTCAGTTTGTTCATGGTATCCTCACAGTAAATTGTGCTTCAAGTATTTAGATCACGGAGATATGGTTGGCGAAATTCTTGGCGTTGAATTGTATTCCGAGTATGACGAGCGGAATTTTCTGAAGTGGAAGGTAACTTCCTGCTGCATAAGATCGCCGTCTTTGTCGTACCCCAACTGGATCTCTCCGATTGCTTTGGGGTACGCTTCTTCCAAAATGCACAATTGGGTAATACTGTCGTCTCTACCCAAAGTGTAGATTTGAATTTCTGTAACGTAGTTGTCGTAGAACTCCATTTTAAAGTCTTGGGGATTGCATATGAAGTCTAGCCACGCATCAAAGAATCTTCGTTCCCGCATATCAGCAGACATGACGTAGGTCATGTTTATTTCACCTGCGTATGCCATTTCAAAAGGAAAGTTTCGGGCGGGACCGTAAAGGCGATTGGACTGTGTTTGCAGTGTTTTGCTAGGCAGAGACACAGAACTGCATCGCACAGTCAACTGGTTCAAAAAGTCTGTTTGCACTTGCAGTTCTCGCGGAGGCAGTATTACCACCTCGTATCGGTTGCCGTGTGCGACTCCGTTTCTTATGATGGAGTCCATCATGCCGCTTATGTTTGCTGGTATTAGTGCCATGTTAGTCTCCCCTTATGAATCGTTTGTATGTCTTTGTGTATATTGTTTGCGGCTGTACTCTTCTGGCAGAAGTTCCAGTTGTTTTGAAGGCTGCAAGATTTGCTTGCACCAAGTCACTCCAAAAGTCAAAGGGAATCACCACTGGTTTCCGCTTTACGCCTTCGTTTAGGTATCTGCGAAAGCACGGCTTGTACAGTCTGAAACGAGCCGACGATGGTAGAGTGTTCTCTTTGATCAGGAACCGCGATCTCCAGTCTTCCGCTTCTTCGGGTGGAAGTAGTGGTATTTGGTTCGTCATTATTTCAAACAGTTCCGATCTCCATTTAGGAGACAAGTAGTGTAGGTTTACTCCCTCAAACCCACGCTTGTGTACCTTTGTGACAACCACTAGTGGGTACTTGTCGTAGTGACCTCTGCGGTTGAGAAACGCCTCACTTACAGGTTTGTAGGTAAAGAACACTACTTGTCCTGGTAGCAGTCTTGGTGGAACCAGTAGCATTCTGTTCTTTTGGAACAGGCGCAGCAGAGAGGTGTACGCGGAGTCCGTCCCTCCCATTTCTCCTGTGGTGTCTTTTAGGATTTCTTCTAGGTCTTCGTTCATTTGGGCTTTTTGAAGAGGTCGTCCTCGGTCAGAACTTTGAACTCCCAACCTTTGGTTTTTGCTGCTTCTGATGCGGCTTCCCATTTAGCCTTGTTCACCAACCAAGTCTTTACCTCGGTGATGTATCCCCTAGTAACCTTGCTCCGCTTCTTTGGTTGGCAGCACTGCTTCTTGGGTTTGATTTCCACGAGCAGGGTCTTCACGCCATCAGGTGTGCGTACTTCCATGATGAAGTCAACAAAGTAGCGGTGCCGTTGCTTGTCTACTGGACTCCAGTACGGAATCACCACCTCTTCTGACCCCCAACGAATAACATTCTCATTAGTGTCGCAGTATTTCATAAACTTGCGTTCCCACATACTCCGATAGCAAATCTTCATGGGGTTGCCCATGTACTTGGAGGGATTGGTGGGTTTGAAAATACCGCGATACGCCATATAGATACTTATGTATTCAGGAACCAAAAAATGGCACAACTCCAACCAACAAACGATACTAATCCATTACCTCCAGTTCCTGTTTCCACAAACAGACTAAGCGATCAATTTGATCCACGCAGAACCAGTCCTCTTTCTACCGATCCAGTTATACAGGCACTAGAAAATGCTCCCGACTTCAAGAGAGGGTCATACAGCCGACCTTCTATAATGAGATTCCCGTCTAACATAAGCAGCGGGGAGTTTCCGCACTTGATGCAGTTTCGTGTTTTTTGGAGATGGGAACGAAAGGATTTAGAGCCTTTAAATCAAGCAAGAAGAGACACCGAGTCTAAGTTGACGACTTTGAAAGAGGTTGAGTCTATCTTGGCTTCATCTGGTAACGAAAAGAGCCTTTCAGATGTATTGTCTATTCACAGGGACTTTGTGAATAATTTTGATCCACAACTGTACGCTGAATTATCAAGGAATCCCAAGCAGGCTAAAGAACTACTAGAACAGAGAATCAAGAGTGAACAGACATCTCTTGAGGAGTTAAACACCTTTGGTAAGGTGTCTTTGGACAACGACGAACGATTGCAAGTACAGGATCGTCTTACGAACGCAGTAGAAAATTTGTCTGCTGTTGAGAGTGGTGTTGCAGCAGGTATAGCAGCGGGAGTTTTGGGATATTTTACTGGTGGCGCAAAGGGAGCAGCAATTGGATTGGGCAGCGGTGCTTTGGCTGGAGGTGGTGCTGTATTAGGCGCGCAGTTTGCACAAAACCAACCTGTCTACGATCAAATGGTTTCGATCTATCTTCCATTCTGCACCAAAGTCAACAACGAAGTCT